TAACGAAAGCCTCCAATCTCTTGACAACGCAAGAAGCGAAATTGAACGAAGCCTCGACCTCATTAGAAGAATTGACAGAGCAAATCAAACGCAACAAACGAACCGAGCAACGCCTTAAACGGCAACGGGATACATGGGCCGTGGTAAGCGGTGTGTTTGGATTAGCAGGTGCAATTCGTCGATGACTGAGAGGTGATCCATATATCTCCTGAGCATGAGCAGGTGGACTCATGGATTGATTTCAAAAGATTATCGAAAGAATGACAAAAGATTAAAAGAGCCTACTAACTTAGAAAATATCTAGGTTAGTAGGCTCTGTTTTTGTTTGTAAAAGTATAAATAAGTGCTTGACTTTATACACGATATAGGGTATAATAAAGATGTAAGGAGGTGATAAATGTGGATATAATAGAAAAGCTAACAAGTTTAGCAAATGCGTTTACGCCACTGGTACTGGCACTAGCAATACTAAAACTTGTTAGCAAGGAGTAGTAAAAAGCAGGCGGGTGAAAGCCCCGCCACCTTTTCAACATCATTGTAAATCAACGAGGTGAATTATGCAATATATAGAATGGTTGATTAATATAGCAACTATTATTATTTTGATACTAGCTGTTAAACGTTTAGTTAGAAGGTGATGAAATTGAAATTTGAACTAGATGATATCATGACAACGCAAGAGGCTGCAGAACGTTGGAATGTTACTGCTGATGCATTGAAACAGAATTGTAGAGGGCGAGTAAAGAAAGGCTTTAAGGAAGGCGAATTTAAGAAGTCGGGGAAAATGTGGCTAGTTACACGTCAAGGAATGGAGAGGCTATATGGAAAAGAAAAATAAATTTAATTGGCGATCTTATGCTATCTTATAAAATTGTAGAAGAAAACGAGTAAAGCTATATAATAGTATATATTATATAAACGCTTAAAATCACTCTAAAATTTCAAGCGTTACTCAACTGTTACTCAACTTTATGAAATTAAAATCATTATAAACATAGTATATAAGCGGTTCTATAGCACTATCAAAATTGTACTCCAAATAAGACATACAGTTTCACAAATACAGAAAGCACAGTACTTATGCGCATAGGTACTGTGCTTTTTCTTTTAAAATCATCTAAAATTTGTGTGCGTTGCTCAACCGCTGCACAACCTGTTAACAAAATGATGCGGGTATTTTATTTACTTCCTCGATGTATTGCTCAATCGTCTTATGCGTATACACATCAGCAGTGATATCCTTGCTTTGTGTGTGGCCAACTATTGACTTCAAGATGTAACGATCTATTCCGTAGTTGCTGGCCAAGGTGATAAACGTATGACGAGTGTCATGCGGGAGGTGGTCAGATATTTCAACTTCCTTGCAGAATCGTTTTATTGGCTTTCCTAGATACTTTGAGGTGTACCCAGGAGGGATAAGTGTATCAGATTTAGAAGCGACCGCCTGGGCGTGAATTTCGCGGTAAAAAGGCATAATACAATCTGCAATAGGTATGATTCTGTCCTTGCCGGCTTTCGTTTTAACTCCACCTATGACATATCGTTCATCCAGGTGGACGTTTTCCATCTTAATGGATAGTAGTTCAATAGGGCGCATACCGGTGTAGATATACATTAATAAGAGTTTCGCAATATCCTCGTCTGAGTGATTCCAAATTGTTTGAATCTCTTCTTCTGTGAAAGGCTTATGGATGTTTGATTTCTCCGCCGGTTTCAATTCAAGGAGCGCTGCATAATTCTTGATAATCACATCATTCTTGATAGCTGCTTCAAAGGCACCGTTCAAACCTTTGACAATCAGACCAATAGACGACCGACTTAAATGGCTATTTTCGTCGATTATCGCTTGCAGATGGACGAGTTTAAGCTCTTGTATAGGTTTATTCCAAATCGATGTTAACTTCGCTTGTGCGGTCGAATAGCCCCCTTTTTTCGTATCGATTCCTTTACGTTCTTTGTCCGCTATCATCCACCGCCAGCATTCACTGAATAATACCTTTTTTGTTTCGAACTTTTCCGGGTAAATGCCATACTCTGATAAGGCGTCCCAGGCTTCTTTTGACTTCGCATAATAGCCAATCGTTTTACGCTTACATTTACCCTTCTCGTCGTAGCCAGTAGTTACTACGGCACGGTATGGTTTGCGTAACGGCTTATGTTTCATTTTATAAACGGATCCTGTTCCGTTGGCACGTTTCATGGCCATAATCTCATATCCTCCTATAACTAAGCCCCTATCTGAGCAGTATCGGATAGGGGCTTTACTTTATTTAAATTGAATCTGTTTAGCCTCTCCGTTTAGGTAGTAGGTAACTGTAGGTTTATTCGCATTGATGTAATCGACGAGTTCCGGCTGAACCGGTGCCACATATATGGTGTGGTAGAAAAACGATTCAGGGAATATATCGAATCGGTGCGCAGGTGGTACGGTCTGCACGATCTGCCATCGCGCCTGTACAGACTTACCATTAGGGAAGGTAAGAGTGGAGTTCTCTCCGCCCTGGGCGGATGTGAGTGTCCAGTCCTCAAGGACTACACTGGTTACGGTATGACCAAGCACCGACTCGTCCTTAAACTCGATGGATGGTTTAGGCCATAGGGCGAATAGGGTTATACCTAGTGCAGCAATAAGAATAATAAGAATTGCGATACCCGATTTAATCTTCATGATTTTCCTCCTTCGCCTTTGAGCAGTCAGTAATGTATTTTAGATATTTAATAAAGTCTCTTGATAATTCAAACTCTTTAATATCTTTTGTTGGTTCATAAAATTGATCAATAGTAAATTTTAAAAATGAATCAAGCTTACCTCGGCTCTGTAGTTGGCCTATTGTTAAGAAAAAGCGGATAAATGTATCCGTATCTTCCATTAGATGAGCTATAATGGCCCCAATTTCCCGGTATTTATCAATCATTGGCTTTGTAGCAAGCGGAAGAGATTCTCTTAATGTAGTTACCATAAGCTCTTCAAATGAATTTTTATTTGCTTCTAGGTAAAATGAGTCGTCATCAGATAATATTTCTGGAAGGCATTCCTTACGCTCTTCAATCAACCCATGAGCGTATTCGTTTCTTAGTCTTTTGATTTCGATATCGTCGGTCAATGGAAATGCAGTTTTGATATATTGATACAAATCGTGAAAGATATTAGCCTGAGTTTGTGCTTTTGATAACGCTCCACGAATTGTTTCTTGATGTAGATCTTTACCTAGAATATAGTTCATATCGACATTAAATAAAGTAGCATACGCCCGAATATATGGAGCAGATGGTTGACTCTTACCATTCTCCCAGCGCGATATCATACTCTTGGATACTCCTTCACCTTTTATATCTATTCCTGCTTTTTGCACTTCAAGTGAAAGTTTTTCCCTGAGCGCGTCAATAGTTAACCCTTGTGCTGTACGTAGCTCTTTAAGGCGTTGCCCGATTTTAAATTTTAATTGATCTTCTTTAAGCCTTGAGCTTATATTTAGATTTGTAGTCATTTTTAAAATTCACCTTTCCTCACTTAAACCCTCTTCCTACCTATATTATACTTCAGATGTTCCTCAATAGGCAATTAAAATTTACGAGAAATCACAAAAATGTTGTTGACAGGAACTTTTGACGGTGCTATCATGTACGCATAAGGCAACTCGGCAACATTCGAGAGAGGCCGATATAACAATTTGATATTGAAAGGGGGCGGGGTATGTGATACCACGTAAAGCAATCTCTCCGTATCGAAAGCTCAAAAGCTTCATGGTAGAGAATGATATTTCTAATACCGCAGCCGCAAAGGTGATAGGGGTTAAGCCAAACACTTTCAGTAAGAAGCTTAACCGCATCAACACAGACTTCACATTACAGGAAATGCGTACGTTGTGTATAACCTATGACCTTGATGCGAACGTATTTTTTTTACATTAAAGGTTCCTATTTAGGCAACTTTTTATTTTTACCAGAAGGTTCCTAATTAGGCAACTTAAAAGGAGGCAATCACTATGAACAAACGCAAATCTTGTGTAACGTACCTGTACCAAGATTCACTCGCTCGTCGGATGAAGGAGCTCGGTGTATCTCGGTCAGAGCTAGCCACTATGACCGGGCTTTCACCCTGCACAATCCTTACAGCGTGTAATGGTAGACCGGTATCGGTGCGAACAATCGCCAAAATTCTTGAACACTTACAAGTTGATCCATCTGAAGAAGATGATTACTGGGGCATTGACCCTGTATAGGAGGTAACTATGAATACTGAAAAAGATGAATATACCATCGAAAACCTTATTGTCCAAGTAACACCCAAAACCGCCAAGTACGACCTCTGGTTCAATCGAATACTCGGACTGTTATCCTTTGTAACGTTAGTCGTTGCCATCATCTACTTTGCAACGGTGCTAATCCTACTATGAATCCAACTATCACGGTAAAACAAATGGCTAGCGTTTTAGGCCTAACCCTTACAGCGGTTAGAGAGGGCATCGCTAACAACCATTATAAGGCCTTCGCATATTGTTATGGCAAAGGCAAGAAACGAACCTTCGTCATTGACCGGTTCGGATTTGAAACATACCTGGCTCGAACCGGGAGAAGTGAACAGTACATCAAGGAGGCATTTAATCATGCACGCATTTCTTAAATTAGTAGCCGGATTAATCCTCATGGGCTCCGTTGGTAGCCTCGAGATTGACCGTATAGGCTTTACTCAGTATTTCGTCCAATGTGCATTAGGATTGGCGCTTTGGATTGTGGCCGAACAGGGCCAAACAATCAGACGGCTCCAAAAGCTCCAAAGGAGACAACGATGAGGCGGAAACCAATCATCCCTATGATGCGGTTAAAGAACAGCTTCGACCTTAAGAAACTGATCTACGATAACACACCATATGGGCTATGCAGTTTCGCTGAAGTCATCGGCGTCAATCCGATGACCCTGGTCAAACTATCCAAGCACTTACCCGTGCGGATATGCACTGCCAGGTTAGTAGCGAAAGGGCTTGGTCAACGAATCAACTTCTTATTTGACCAGTGCTCGATTCAGCAAAAGACCTGGGGCAATCGATTTGGGTATCGATTGAAACCAGAAGTGTTCCGGAAGGTGCTAGCTGATAAGGGATTATCCATCCAAGACATCGCTGAGATGTGCGGGATGCACTACACAACCATATACAGCCAGCTCAGGGGTGTAAATAAGTCGATGTCTTTTAGTAAGGCTGTCATCTTGGCCGACAATCTAAACGTCGACATTGGATTGATATTTGATTTTAGTCAGTATTAAGTGAGGTACCCCTCACACGGGCAATGATGGCCAACTGGTACGGAGCCCAAGTAGTATATTTTGCAATTTAGCAGAAAGGAGGTTCCTATGCAGAACCCTACAAAGAACAACGTACGGACCTTTGTTAGAAGTCTGTACAACGCTCGACTTCTGGAACAGACAGAAGCCGAAAGCGTAGCGCTCGAATCACATTACCTTAGCCTGGAAGCTGATGGCCGTGTAGCAGCTGCTGAAGCGTTCCACAAAGTCATTAACGGCTTACGGGAAGCACGTAAAGGCGCCCAACGTTTAGAAGAACTTGGCTATGGCACACTAGCTAATAAGCTGGTACCTGATGCGGACAACTTCATCAAGCGTATGTGCAAACCACTCCACGAATGGTGGTACGAAAGCTTGGATGTTAACTCCGAGAAGGGCCAAAAGTGGCGCGCTGTCCTAGAAGTGGCCAAACCTTACGAGATTGAGATTCGTAAGCTGAAGTCAGCACGAAATGCTTTGAACGCTATTATTGATCGTTCAGCTTCTGGTAAGCAGGCAGTAGTCGAGCTTAAGAAATTTGGATTCGACTATGACACCTGGGCACATGCACAAGTTGATATCGGTAGTCCTTCGGATTTTGATATCCTTAAGCGCCCAAAAGAAAACGACCGCATCAGTACTGGAACTACTGACACGGCCACATCAAAATAATTTTGACACTTATATTATACGAGGTAAATCAACTATGAACAAGAAAGTAATTGTATCCACGCTCGCAATCTCCGCGCTAGCGGTTAATGTATTCGCACAAGGTAGTAATTTAGGCCCTAACGGCACCGCTAATGGTGATGCAAGCCTAGTGATTGGTACGAATAATACAACAACTACAAACGCTACATCCGCCTTCATCGCGGGCACTCAAAATACAGTATCTGCTCCAAACGGCATCGCCTTTGGTACGAATAATACGGTTTCCGGCGAAAACGGCTTTGCTGGTGGCAATAATGCAAAAGCATCCGGCCGTAACTCCTTCGCCTTTGGGTCTCACGCCGAAAGCCTAGTGGAGTACACTATCGCGATAGGTAACCAGGCGCGAACAGCTAGTTACGACAGCGTGGCCATCGGTAATGGGGCGTTCGTATCCGGTGAAAGCTCTGTGGCCTTTGGTCGCTCCAACAACGTGACCGGAGAAAACTCCGTCGCGGTTGGCGCTAACAATGGCACCGTAGCAGGTGGCCAGTCCGCCGTAGTAGGCTACAACAACAAAATTGGTTCCCAAAAGGAACAACTCGTGTTCGGCTCTAACTCTGAATCTAATGGCCAAGGTGCATTAGTGTTTGGCATACACGCCAAATCCTTAGCCACTGACGCCATAGCCTTTGGCAACAACACAATAGCCGATCGTGCAAATTCCGTTGCCATCGGCACCAACGCGGTGACCGATGATGCGGTAGGGGTTGACGGCGTAGACCTTAATGGAACACGTCATATCTTTGCCGGCGAACAACCAGGCGCGGTCGTATCCTTTGGCTCCAAAGCTCGCACAGGTGCAGGTGGCGTGGCTCAGTACAATAGACAACTTCAAAACGTGAGCGCAGGACGTGTTGAGGCTGACAGCTTGGACGCGGTCAACGGCTCCCAATTGTACGCTGCATACGATGAAATTAACACGTTAGGCGCAAAGGTGCGTACTAATACATCTGATATCAGCACACTTCAAGATACATCTGCTAATCACGAAACACGTATCACGAATTTGGAAAACCGCCAATACAACATGGCCGGTGAAATTAACAACCGCATCAATACTACAAACCAACGCATTAACAAGTTGGGGGCATCTAGTGCTGCGTTAAGTGGCTTGCATCCACTCGACTTTAATCGTAATGATAAAGCATCTTTTGCGATTAGCTATGGGCATTACCGCAACGCTAACGCAGTGGCATTGGGCGCATTCTATCGCCCTAATGAACGTATTATGGTTGGTTTCGGCGCTACATTAGGCGGTGAAAACCAGTACACCATTAATCTTGCATTTAAGACCGGTAAAGGTTCTGATTACATCGCTGAGGCTAAGGATGCACAAAGCCGTATCAGCAAGTTGGAACGCTTAGTGGATGAGCTAACGCAAGAAGTTGCTGCGCAACGTCGTATTTAGGAGGTCTCTATGAAGAAGATCGCACCCTACACGCTCAACATTGATATGTTCTTAGCGGAGGATATGAGCACCTGCCGGTGTAAATGCGCCACATCGGTAGGATGTAAAACAGTATTAGCCGCATTACTCGCTAGTGCAGTTGTCTCAATCGCTCATGGCCATAGCCATGATCCGCACAAGTTTGCGGAAGCCGTATGCGGGGCGATTATGGAATTTATCGATAAGCCAGGCTTTACGAAGCCGAATCAAAAATTATCTTAGGGGTGATGCGAATGGCTCGGAAAAATAGAAGAAAACGGATTGTGAAAGATACTGCAATAGAGCAGTTGCTTTCAACTGAAGCGCGTAAAACCGCTCCACCTAGTCCGTGGGATGTAAGTAAGTCTCTAAGAGAACAGGCTAAGCGTAGGAAGATTGCTACGGAGCGACTTACTAAGATTGATACCTGGGTGGCTAGAGCTTGCCAAGTCGTATTCATCATCTTAGGTGTTTGTATTCTCATGCTGTTACACTTTAATGGCATTATTTAGATATTAACTAGAAAGGATTTCCTCATGATCAGAATTACTTTTGAAGCAAAAAATTATGTATCCCTTTGTGAAGAACTTAAATTGTTCCTCAGCTACAGTAATATACCTACGACGGAAGAACCGCCCACAGCTCCTGTGGTACCCGC